CGCAGCTCACAGACGGGCTCCCCGACATTATCGGGAAAGAACCCTGGGCCCAGGCTATGGCTTACGCAGTCAAAAACCAGATGAACCAGCTCCTGACCTACGCGGACGGCGTCAAAATCTTTGCAAACGTTGACGCCTTGCCGGGCCATATCCTCGATATCATGGCAATAGAGCTCCGCCTCCCGTACTACGACCAAAGCTATGCGACAGAGGTCAAGCGGGAGCTTATCAAGGGGGCGCTTCCGTATTGGTCAACGACCGGCACCGTGGAAAGCCTATCCCGCGTCCTTTCCAGCATATTTGGAGACGCCGAGATCGAAGAGTGGTTCGAATACTCCGGAGAACCCGGCTACTTCCGCATTATCACAGCGAACCCCCAAATCACAGGGGAAACCTTGACGAAGTTCGAAAAGACGGCTCACAATGTCAAGCGCCTTACCGCGTGGCTGGATGGGGTCCTTGTCGAGCTTCCGCTTCCTAATATGACCATATACCAAGGGTTTGCAATTTACGACCACACGAACATTACTCTAATACAGGAGGGATAATACATGAGCTTTACCAAAGGCCCTGTATTTACAGCCGCAGGCCGGAACCTGCTCGCTCGCGCAATCGCCGGAGATACGCTCACCTTCACGAAAATGCAGATGGGCAACGGAAACAGAGGCTCCGCCACTATCGACGGATTGACCGCACTTGTTAGCCCTGTGGCAAGCGTGAGCATTTCCGCCCTAAGAAGAAACGGCAACTTTGCTATCGCAACCGGTATGTTCTCCAACGCGGATATTACCACCGGCTTTGAATGGAACGAAATCGGCCTGTTTGCAGCGGACCCCGACGCCCCGGACGATCGAAACAGAGACATCCTTTACTGCTACCAGGACGCAGAAGGGAATCCGGAATATATCGCAGCGTCGGACAGCGAACTGATTACAAAGCGTATCAGCATTGCGGCGATTGTTTCCGACGCAACCACGGTTTCTGCGACATTCGCGGCTGTCACCGCTGCTATAGATGTGGAGTTTGACAACACCAAAACCAACCTGGCAGCGGAAAATGTACAGCATGCCATCGAAGAACTGGAAACGCTCGTTCTGAGCATTCCCAACGGCATCACGGTTGAAGAGGTAAAGAAAATCGCGGATGTCTCGGCAGACGACGCCTTGGCAAAGCACAACGCGAGCGGCGACGCGCACCAGGCGCTCTTTAATGCAAAAGCATCCAAGGCCGAACTCGCAGAGGCAGAGAAACGGGCCAGAGCGCTGATCGCCCACAACCTGCTTGTTGACGGCGGGTTCGAGATGGGAAGAGACCACTGGCAGAACTACAACGAAAGTTACTATAGCTTCAACCGCTCCAACGACGAACTGCTCCACGGATATTACTCGCTCAAGGTGACAACAGTAGCGGCCAATTCCTCCGGCTTAAACTTTATGGGCCCACTACAGCAGTTCCTGGCAGTATACCGATTGGGGCATGTGATCTACTTCCGATGCATGGCAAAGGCAGCTACAGGTCAGCGTCTTGCAATTTCTCTCGCCTACGGAGGCGCAGACATGTCCAACTACCGCCAGTCTGTGACAGCAAACGGGAACTGGCAGATGATTTCGCGCAGAGTTTCACTCCCTGCCGATATCTACCCAAGCGGCCTGTACCTGGGTATTGAAGGCAACTTCGCCGCAGGCGTTGTTGCGTACTTTGATGACGCTATGGTCGTGGACCTTACAGATGTATTCGGAGCAGGCAACGAACCCACCCAGGCCTGGTGCGATGCAAACATTGAGTATTTCAACACCGCAGCAGCCGTCAACGAATGGCAGACCCTGTCGCTTTACAAAACGCTGGAAGCAACCGTGACAACGTAAAGGAGGGAGCACAATGTCCAAATATACAGTTACCCTCGACGCCGTCGAGGTATTCCACAACGGCATGACAAAATTTATTAAATGCCCCTGCGACTGCACAGGCGTGACGGATATCGTTCTGAGACAAGCATCCGGAGAGGTGATCGGCACCTTTACAATTTGTGATGCCAACGGAGACACCACTCACGATGTCGGGAACGTGTGGAGAAGCGGCCAATATATCATGGTGCGTTTCGATCTTGACGGCATGAGAGCCCAGGTGTTGAACGGAGCGAACAGCAAGGCACTTTCTGCCCACAAAAACGACAAAAGCAATCCACACGATGTCAGCGCCTCTCAAGTTGATGTCGGAACAGATGTGGAGAAAGCTCTTGGTCTTGCTTCCGGATCGACTGTGGTTGCTGCGTTTCTCGCACTGCACAGTGGAAAGTGCTCTATTGCATCGGGCGCATACGTCGGGCATCTTGGCGTTAGCGATCCCGCCACGAGCGTTAGCATCGAGTTCCCGTTCAGACCTAAACTGATCGTTTGTGTCCCCAACAATATGACCACAGGAGAGAAAGGCTGGCTTTATGCCGGCGGCAGCCGCGTTGTGGATATTAACCCGGCTGGAACCGGCACAAGCAAAGGATATCACTCTATTTCTTTTTCTGGAAACACTGCAAGCATTGGCGCAGCATCTGACAATGCGGATGCCTTTGACAACATTTGCAGAAAAGACACCACCTATTACTGGGTTGCTTTCGGTTAAAGGGAGGTGGGTCCGATGGACAGTGCAGTTATTTCATTTCTCAGCGGAGCTGTTGGTGCTGCGCTGATCGGCGGGATCTTTTCGCTGATACAGCATCGCCTCTCCAGAAAGGACAAGCTGGAGGACAAGCAAGCTGAGAAGGAAGAATGTCAAAAGAAACAGGTAGAAGTTGAACAAAAGGCGCTCCGATACCTGATGCTCTATATCATCCAGGAACGGGCAAAGAGCTACATCAAAGATGGAAAAATCACGCTGGAGGAACGCAGGTCGCTGCATCACTGGCACGACCTATATCACAACGGTCTTGGAGGCAACGGAGACGCCGACGCGCTCATGGCGGAGGTGGACGACCTCCCTGTTGACGTTCTCGGCTGACGACAGGAGGCAGAACAAGGGGATGGAATTCGCAAAAAAATTTCTGATTTTCAGTTGCGGCGTTACCGTGCTGCTCACAATTCTTACGATCATTTTCCCAATCAAAGGCATTCCAGCAGATGGGCTGTATGTTGCAACCCCGCTTTCCTGGGCAGAGACAGGAGCAGCAACGGGGTTTTACTACTGGAAGTCTAAGAATGAGAACCGAGCCAAATATGCCCAGCGCTTTGTTCAGAAGTTCGCAAAAGAACACGGAATTGATGCTGCTATCCGTATTGCGGAAGTAGTACTCAAAGACTAAAGAGGAGGCAACAACATGACAGATATTACCCCTATTTTCCAAGCAGTTATCTCGGTTGTGGCTTTTGCCATTACTGCGGTAGTTATCCCCTGGCTTTCTAAAAAGATCGGAGCAGCAAAGACCAACGAGCTTTTGAGCTGGGTCAAAATTTTCGTTGAGGCTGCGGAACAGATTTACAGAGAGAGCGGCATGGGAGAAAAGAAAAAGGCCTATGTGTTGAACAGGCTCCAGGAAAAAGGATATGACCTTGACTTGGAAGCAATCGACGACATGATCGAGGCGGCAGTTCTGGAACTCAACATGGAGGCTGGAGCGAAGAAAGGAAGCGATGAAAAATGACAGAACAGGAACTCAGACAAAAAGTCCTTGACATCGCAAAAAGCTGGCTCGGCTACAAAGAGAGCAACGGAACGCACAGGGCCATCGTTGACCTTTACAACGCCCACAAGCCGCTCGCCCAGGGCTACAAGGTTACATATTACGATGCCTGGTGCGCAACCTTCGTGAGCGCAGTTTTTATCAAAGCAGGGCTCACCGATATAGCACCAACAGAGTGCAGCTGTCCGCGTATGATCAACCTTTACAAGGCAAAAGGCCGCTGGCAGGAAAACGACGCCCACAAGCCGGAGCCCGGCGACGTGGTCATGTACGACTGGCAGGACAGTGGAGCCGGAGACAACACCGGCACCCCGGATCATGTTGGTATCGTTGTTTCCGTTTCCGGATCGACCATGAAGATCATCGAAGGAAACATCGACAATGCCGTCGGCTACCGAACCCTGGCAGTGAACGGGCGCTATATTCGCGGGTACTGTCTGCCGAACTACGCAAGCAAGGCGGACAAGGCGGCAGGAAATGAAACCAGCGTCGCGAAACCTTCCGGCGCAACAAATAACGCCACCCAAAACAAAAATCCGACACAGGCAAACACAGGGGTCCAGGCAAGCAAGATTTCCCCAGCGCAAAGCTTCGACAGGATGTATGCTAAGACCTACACAGTCACAGCATCCGCCCTCAATATGCGCACAGGCCCCAACACGACAAAAACCATCATGAAGGTATTGAAAAAGGGCGAGAAGGTGACTTGCTACGGCTACTTCACGAAGAACGGCTCGACAGTCTGGCTCTGCGTGAAGGACAGCACCGGCACCGTCGGCTTCTGCTCCAAAACCTACCTCGCATAAACCACACCCCCGGGCAACCGGGGGGGCCATATGACCGCACCCGGCGCGTGAACCGGACGCGGTCTCCTTCCTCCCCCGCCCGGTGCCGAGGCGGGCACAGTATCGGACAAGAGCCGCTCCCAGTACGGGGACGGCTCTTTTGTTTTCTATTGACATGAAATGCCCATGGGGGTATTATAAGGCTACCAAAATATGGAGGTGGCAACTATGGGACTGTTCTCTTTTTTCATACGCAAGAAGAAGGAAACTGACAAAGAACCAGAGAACCTAAAAACAATCGAGGGTAAGTGCGAGGTTAGAGTGGTACAAAGGCCAATGTCAGTGGAACTTGAGGGAGTCGACAGAGTGAAGCCGAACTGCTACGGTAATTACTTGTATATCCCGGAGGCCCGCTTCATTGTGCGAGGTGTAAACACCGCCACGAACCGAAAGAACAAAAAAACATTCACAGCGAGTAGTGAGGCTGACGCAATCCAACAGGCAGAAGCCGTTGGGCTGTCCGGGCCGTTTGAGATAACAGTCGATCCGGCTGATGAGGCGACGGAGAGCCAGCTTGCTTATGCGGCAAATATCGGCCTGAAAGTACCAAACGGGGCCTGCAAAACAGACCTATCCGCGCTATTAAGCAGAGCGGAGGAAAACGACGAAAGAGCAGCCCTGCCGGGAGTTCTTGAGTTCCTCGCGGGCCGCGGATGGAGAGGCTCTGCCCTTATAGGCTACGATGCCATGCTTGCAACGGTAAGGAACTTTCTGACAGAGCAGCGAGATGGCCTCGCTTTTTATGCCTACTACATAGACCAGGCGGAGAACAACTGCCCACTCGGCAACTTCGACAAGGACCCAAAGAAGGACCGTTATCTCGCTTTTGCGGACTATGCCATACAAAACGAAAAAATCATGGAGCATTACAAACGGTGGCGCCAGGATAAAACATGGCCAACAGCAAAGACCTGGGGAATCTATAAAGATTATAGAGAATACTGCGGAGGGAAGAAATGATCGAGAAAATCCAAACCCTCCGGGAATGGATCACCAGCAGCCGCAACATTGTTGCATTTACAGGGGCCGGATGCAGTACGGAATCAGGCTTACCAAGCTTTCGAGGCGCTGGCGGACTATTTGAAAAAATGGGGACTAACGCACCCATCTGCACAGAATCAGGATTAAAGGACTTCCGCTCTGTGGATGGACTCTATCATGAGAAGTTTGACTATCCACCGGAAGAGATTCTGAGCCATAGCTTTTTCTTCGCCAATACGGAGTATTTTTATAGATTCTACCGTGATAAAATGCTTGCTCCCGATGCGCTTCCCAACCGAGCCCATGAGGTTTTGGCAAGGTTGGAGGATCAGGGCAAGCTGAGGGCTGTGATCACCCAGAATATTGATGGTCTGCATCAAATGGCAGGTAGTAAAAAAGTTTATGAGCTCCATGGCTCTGTCCATCGCAATTACTGTATGAAATGCCGTGCGTTTTATGATGCGGAACGCA